CCAAACTGCTCACTTAACAAAGTAGTAAGACAGCCAATTACTGTATACCAAAATTTCTTACTCTTAAACATTGTACCTAATAAAAACTTTTCTAAAAACTTATTCATTTTATCTATTTTTAATTACTAATTCAATTTTATTTTCCATCTTATTATCTATGATTGTTTTCATAAGAAGATTATGAGCATTTTTACTTTGATATATTACATCATCACCCCTCATCATTCCTGTTAAAATACAACCCCTACTATCTTTTGCAGAGTTACCACGGTGAAATAGTATATATGTTCTGTCAGGAACATTCTCTACAATAAGGTGTGTGTAATCTCGGCTTGCGCTTTCATCAGCATATCTTACCCTACAATCATACACTCCTTTAGGAATGCAAGATATACCTTTTTCATTGTTTTTCCAAGGAAGTTCTAGTGTATGTGCTATAAATTCTCCATTTAAATAAAGCTTACCAATAATAGATTTATCAGTAAAAGCATCTCTGACTAGGAATAAATTACAACTATTCATTAAAAATAGCGTAAATTCGTACTCCTTTTATCTCTTTTATTAGTTTTTTGGTACTTTTTACCTCAACTATTTCGTCCATATACTTTGGATTCTTAGAGTTTAGTTTTCTTTTTTTAGCCATATTATTCTGTTACTACCATAAATTCAACATCACAAGTTGCTGTATCTGCTTGTCCGTATATATGTGTAATGTCTGCTAATGCTCCAAATGTACTTCCTGTTACAGCGTCCATTTCATTATTCATTAGCAATAATGATTCGCCTGCAGCTATTTTAAGCCAAAAACTATCAGCACCATTAAACAATCTTAAAGTAACAAAGTTGGTATCATCTAAATTTGTTATTCTAAAATAAACATAATCTGCTGCAACTCCTGTTCCTGCGCTGTCAGTAGCGTCAAACATAAATAAAGTTGTAGATGATGTTGCAACATTCATTATTCTTTGGTCAATTTGTCCTTTAGATGTAAAAACTTTATTTGTAGTATTACCATAACTTACACCATTTAATGTGTAAGATTCTGTTATAGTTACTGTTAAGTCTGATGCTGTTACTGTACTTGCCATATTATTTTCTTGTTATTATAAATTTGTAAATTGAGAATGATATAGCTACAATTAAAGATATTGTCGTTAGCACTTCATTTACCTCTGCTAATGATATTCCTATTGCTCCTGCATTTGCCATTCCCACCTGTATCGTATCTTCTATTGTATCTCTCATTTTGTGTTTATTATTAATTGTCATATCCTACTTCTATACCTACCTTAAAATATGTTGTTGCTGCTGTAGATGCTTTTACCATAGCAAACAAAACATCACCTGCAGCTAAAGTTGTTTCAGGATTTAAGTTTCTAGTAACTTGTAAATTATCATTACTTGCTTGTCCTGTTATTGTTAATTCGTTTAATAATACAGGGTCAATAGCTCCTGTATTTCCTGCTACAAAAGTCATTTTACATAATGCTACTGTTATTGTTGCTGAACTTGTAGAGTTAGCCCACATATATAATTTGTTTACATTACAATCACTATGCATAACAAATGACTTTACTTTAAAAAAATCACCTATATCTAAACCTGTTTGTCCAACAGTTCCTGCACCATAATCTTGATTGTATTCATTTGGAGATTGACCGTCAGTCATATTAGCTCCATAATGATAGTTAGAATTAGATAGTGTAGCATAACCTTGTATGTCAAACGTATCTACTTTTATTAGATTTTTCTTAACCCATTCTAAACTACCATCTGTATTTCCTGCACCACTTCCTACAGTTTTACTGAGTATAGTGTCGTTAAATGCAGACTCAAAACCTTTAGGATTATGTCTGTTTACGTCTGTTAAATTTTTATGTTCGTTAGATGCCATTTATTTATTTTTAACAATTACTGCAACCACAGTTGTAATTACCATTTACATAATCTGTACCACAAGTGATACACCCTTCTACACCATTATATCCATATATGCTATCATAAAATATCATACCGTGATTTTTATATGTTCTGTTTAATTGATTTGGTTTGTTAGACTCATAAGTAGGATATAAACCCGCTTGGTCTGTATCGTCTAAAAAATTAATCATATCATTAGCAAATATTTCAGCTTTTCTATATGTATCTTGTTTAAATGTATTATAATCTGATGGTGTAATTATTCTTGAAAACTCATCTATATTATGCACTACACCACTAGATGTTATATTACTCATTATGTCATTAACCACTTCAAATCTTGTAAACCAACACAAACAATCTTCTAAATAATAAGTCATAAATGTTTGATTAGCAACACTTAAAGTTCCTGTATCGTTTTGCAATTTTAATTCTGCATAAAACTTTTCTCCTAACAATGGTCTTAAATGAGCTAACTCAGACAACACAAGTGTATTTTCAGAAACTAAAACAGGGTCTGTATTTTTATTAGTAAATGTTTTGCTAATAACCTCTCCTGCTGTAACTAATGTTTTGTATTGTTTTGTATTTCCCATTTTATTGTTCTACTGTTATTTCTTTTGATTCATCTACTTTACCATCTCCATCTTCATCTCTCTCTGTTACAATAATTTCTCTGTCTGCAACAAACATATCGCCATCTTCTAACATAGGTAAATCTTCATCTATTAACATTCTTTGTTCGTTAATAGTCAGTACCTCTCTAATGTCTACGTCATTAGCGTATGAGATTGGCGGCTCATAATGAATTTTTAAATCTTTAGGGTCATACCCCATTTCATTATAAAGAACCGTTCTAATTCCATTTAACAATAATTCAGAAGTATCTCTAATTACAGTAGTCATTACTAAGTCGTATGCTATTCTAATTTCACTTCCTGTATTGTTCATTTTTCCTGAACTTACTATACCTGATAAAGATGGTTGCCATCTATTAGCGGTAATTATATTTTGGTCTGTAATTTGTTGTAACTCTATCCAACTACCTTCTTGGTCGTCTTTTATTATTTGTACGTTAGCAGGTGATGTGTCACCATTTTTAACTATAAATAATATTTTACCATTGTTGCCTTCACCAACAAATTTTCTTTGTGCTTCCTTAACCATTTTTTGTGCTTCTTCTTCGCCCATATCTCCACTAATTTCTACAATAGCAGAAGGTTGAAAGCCATTTAAAAATTTCGTATGATTCCATTTACCGATTTCATAGTCTACTGCAATATGCTCTAATGCAGCAACATAATCAGGTAACCCATAAAAGTTAAACGTAGGCTCATAATCTTTAAAGTGTATTACAAATTTATTATGTGCTACTCTTGGGTATATAGGTAATCTATACATTTTATCCTCATTGTTCCAATATTTACACCAATCAGAATTTACATAAACTTCTTTTTTAGATTTAGACATTCTAACTGTTGTAGCGTCTAAGTGATAAAGGTTTACACCTCCATCATATTTTACACATTCCATATACGCATTACCAAACGTATAATAGTCATCTGCTAATTTCTTAAATATATCTCTTAATGATTCTTGGTCTGCATTTACATCTTCTATAAATTCTCTTAATGACTCATTGTCACAAACAAATTTTGCCCCACTTGTAAATACGGTTTTTTGTGCAAGTACGCTTCTATGTGTAGATGACTTTCTTTTTAGCTCTGCTAAATATTGAGGAAATAAATTATCATTACCAAATGGAACCCACTTAGTAGATATGTTATTTAAATTCTTTGGTTCAGTAATATTTGGTGGAATAGCTAAATCAAATACCCCAAACTCAAATGTATTACTTTTAGTCGTCTTTCTTAGTTGACTTTGTTTTTTTGTTTGACGCTTTAATGGTGCTTTCCTCATTTGATTTTTTTGTTTTTTCAATTTTATTTACAAAAGATTTTCCTCCATTAACCTCCTCGTAAATATGGGCAAGTTCTTCTTGAGAAACATTATCCCACCTAACAAAAAGACCATCATAAAAACTTGTTGCTAATCCTTTATATTTTTCTTTTATTGAATACTTTGCCATAATTAAATATATTTTTAAGTGTGGTAAATTTACAATTTTTTTATTGTTGTTACAACCACACATAGGAAAGATATTTAGCAAGGGGTTTCCCCCTCGCTATTTATCTAAAATTTGCTTATTAAGTTGTTGACGCAGTAATGTCACCCGCTTGAGGAGTTATAGTTCCCGTGTATTCTCTAGGAAGCTCAAACTGTCTAGCTGTTAAAGTAACTGTTACTCCGTTCTCATCTGCATAAGCAGCACCACTACCTCCTTCTATTGAAGTAAGGTTTGCGTATGTTTGGTTTCTATCCCAAGTATTAGTGTCAACACCTTGACTACCATACTTTTCGCTTATACCAACTACCATTTTTTTACCGCTTGTTAGCTCT